AGTGAATCTCGTAGCAGATGGAGGTCTTGTCCCTGCCGGCCGTGGTGATGAGGAAGTAGAGCGGTTGCCGTCTCGCATCGCCCGTGTACTTGGTCATCGTGTCGAACAGCTCTCTGGTCTGCTGGGCAAAGAGCTCATCGAAGATAAGCCCGGAGACGTTGAACCCCTGCTTGGACTTGGTCTCGCTTGAGAGCACCCGGTAAAAGCTGTTCGTATAAGGGAAGATGATCCGCTTGGTGGACGGCACGAGCTTCGCGAGGTTCGAGAGGTCTCCGCACTGCTCGACCATCGCCTTGGCGACGCCGTAGACGATGGATGCTTGGTTGATGTCGGCGGCGCACGAGTAGACTTCAGCGCCGGCCTCTCCATCTGCGAACAGAAGGTAAAGCGCGATGGCGGCGGCAAGCTCGCTCTTGCCGTTCTTCTTGCCGACCTCGACATAGGCGGTGCGGAACTGGCGGTAGCCGTCCACGTCCACGATGCCGAAGATGTCACGGATTACCTGCTCCTGCCACGGCATGAGATGGAACGGTTTTCCGTACCACTCGCCGGTAGTGTGCCTGAGCATCTGTATGAAGTTAACGGCAAAGTCCGCGCGGCGCTCGTCATAGTGCGACGAGGGCAGCATCAGCTTTGTCGGCTCGTATTCGTATGCGCCCATCCGCGCCTCCTTTCCCAAGTCTCTGGTATTAAAAAAAACCGCTTGCGCGGCTCATGTGTCCTATCTCTACGAGGAACAGCCCATTGCGGGATGCCCTCGGCTGTTTTCAGATTCAGTTACTCGGCGTACTCGCCTCGGCGGTAAGCTCTATCCGTAAGCTCGGTCAGTTCCGTGAGGAAATAGGTCGCATCCCCGACGTGTCCCCAGTTGATGTCGTCAGGCCCGCAGCCCATGTGTTCGTCAAAGTAGCTTTCAAGCTCTGTGAGCCGCTCCTTGATTTCTGCCATGTTCCCGATGAACGCGCCGAGTGCCTTTTCATGGTTTCCGAGCATCCAGTTTTCTTTTCTCTCTTGCTTTGTCATTTTCCTTGCCTCCGTTTCAAAGTGGTCTGTGCTTTCTGTCATGTACATATATCACTCTGAACGAGGATAATAGCAAGCTATTATTCGCAGAAATGTAGAACTGTTTTTCACCGCTCGCCGCCCGTCAAAATGAAGTTGGCGTAGGCTTTGACGTCGGCCTCGATGAAGTCGGCAAGCTCATAAAAGTCGTTCTCAAACGCGAGCCGCTTGATGCGGACGGCATCAAACATATTCGGGCAGCCGGGCAACTCGCGGATGGCGAGTACCTGCTCGCGTATCTTTTCCATCTCATACGGGAGCTTTCGCAGTGCGTCTTCGCCAAAGACGCAGCCCATATGAGAACCGCAGTCCCATGCCACAAATACCGTGCCTGTGTCATCCACAAACTCTACCGTGCCGCACTCGCCTGCCTTGAGTGTGACGTAAGGGTCGTCCATCCTCAGAAGCTCAACCCTCGTGCCTTTCGGATACTGCTTGCGTACCCGCTCGACTGTGCTTTTGCTTGGGAATTGTCCGCTCATTTCTCATTCACCGTCCCATCTGTCAAGATTTCATAGAGGTATACGCCGTTATCGCTCTCGACGTGTGTTCCTGCGAACGTGACGCTCTCGCAATCCTGCAAGAACTCGTCGCATTTGGCTCGTGCGGCTTTCAAGCTTGTAAACTCAAAGGTCTCGCAGTCCATCGCGTCTTCCTCTGAGCCGTTTGGGTAGGTAAAGCAGTGCGCCGTGTAGGTCGGGCGGCTGCCGCCTTTGAAGCTTGAGTTGCCCTCAAGCCTTGAGAGGAGCAGTTTCCTTGCGTTTTTGTATTCGCCGCCGATAAGCCCCAAGGCGAGCAGCCAGCATCGCATGGCGTATTTGGGGTTGTCAGCAATCCCGCACTCCTTGACGGTGACGCGCTTCTTTTCCCTTGCCGTGGCGCAAAGCGCCCAGATGAACTGCACGTAGTAGGCGGCATCGCTCGGGTCATCCAGCGTGAACCAAGGGAAGAGCAGCTTGCCGCCGTCTTCCTCTCTCATCTGTATCAGTAGCTCGTCTGTGCCGAGAGCCGCTTGTAAGAGCGGGGCTTTCGCCTGAACCATCTTGGTCAGGTTGCCGAGGATGTCTGGGTTCATGCCGCCCAGCGGATACTCAACCGTCAGGCGGTCAGGCTCAGCTGCGGTTTCGGCGTCCTCCGGCTTGTCATAAGCAAGCTCTGCGCAGATTAGTTCGTATCCGTCAAAGAGCTTGTCGGCGAGGTCATAGTTGTCCGGTCCCGTGACCGTGCCTTCCTTGTCGATGTGGTAGCCGCCCACCTCGTAGGCGAATGTCGGTGCGCCGAGGTACTTTGCCGGGGCGTTCAACACCGTGCTGACTGCGCCCACAAGCCTCTTGCGCTCCTTGCCTGTAACGTTGTAGTAGATTTTCATTTGTCTGCCTCCGTTTCTGTGATAGCGCCTCCGGCCGTGTTGCCTTTGGCATGTACATATATCACTCTAAACGGCTGTAATAGCAAGCTATATCTTACATATAAGCCGCCGTATTCTATCAAGCGTAATGGGCGATGCCTGACAGCACAAAGACCACGCATGGAAGCGCTACTCCATTGCCCCACATCTTGTATTCGGCGGCATCGGAGTGCGGGTCAGCCAACCACTTGACTATCTGTTTTTTGCTCTTGGGCTTCGTCGATTTGCCCATGCAAAGGCGGTGCGTCTCCCATACCTGTGTCCAGCAGGCTATGTCATCCTCAGTTGGCTCAGGGGTTTCAAGCCCCTTGCACCAGTTAGGCGGGAAGCCTTGCAGGAGCGCGCACTCGGTTGGCGTGAGCCTGCGGACGACGTAGCGGTTCTCCACCACGATATTCTCGCCGCCGGGGAAGTCGCCTCCCTTGGCTTTGAGCGTAGCAGGGTTCTCATCGTATCTGCCGAAGCCGTTGTTGCCGAACGCCACCTGCTCAACGACAGCCTTGCCTTCCTCTATCTGCTGGCTCTGCGGGAACTTGTAGTCCGAGGCGCAGAGCGAGCCGACCTTGTCCTGATAGCAGACTGCGTGGCGTTCGACGGTGTTGAGCGTGAAAGACACGTCCTCGCCGATGCCGTCGCCTCTGTGTGACGGCCTTATCCCATTGCCTTCAAGCACATAGGTCTGCTGCTTCATGCCCGGCTCAGCCGCAAGCGCACCTGCTACGTCATTAAGATCCCTGACCTCGTTGCGTTGGTTTTGCGCGAATGCGACTACAGCGATGCCGCCTTGGTTACAGGCGGGGCTGCCTCCGCTTGTGTCAAGCGTCCGTGATGTGCCAGCCTCGTAGACACCGCTGTCAGGATTGGCTGACTGCATCGAATTGCTGTGAAGCGCGCAGATGCCGTAGGCTTTAGGCTCAAATAGCGTTTGGTCATTTGAGCAGCCGAGCGTTGCCGACAGGTTGTCTTGGATGAGCGGGCCCTTGCCGCCGCCTTCTTTGCCGCATCTGATTTTGAGCGTCTTGGGCTCGAACACGCACTGGGTGCCTTTGTAGTCCGTGCCCGTGAGAGTGTTTGCCACCTCCTCTGATGCCGTCATCGCATACTGCCGCTCGTTCATCACGAGCGGCACATTGCCGCCGCCGGTCCCCATGCGCCCTGACAAGGTCTGAACCACGCCGCTCTCGTCAATCTTCACACGGCTGTCAGCAGGATGATTTTCAATGACGACGGCCGCCTGATTGTCGCCTGCGTCAGCTCTGAGCGCCCCCGTAATTCCCTCCCAAACGTGACCGCCGACCCTTGATGCCGCGCCGGGTTCGAACACAATAGGCTGATGCCTATGTTCCTGCGCTCTGAGAGTGCCTGTTACATCCTCGGATACATCCATGAAGCCTCCGCCTTGGTCGTTTAAGCAAGAGACTGCGCCTCGAGCGCAATCCGAAGAATCTCCGGTAGCTTCTTGCCGCGCGAGTCCGCACGGCGCAGGATTCCCTGACAGGCGCGACTCGTCAAATAGTATCTCTCCGGCACGTCCCGCTGTAAAATCGACGACAATGTAACAGCGGCGGCGCCTCTGGGCGACTCCCCAAAATTGAGCGTCAAGCGTTCGCCAGCCGATGGAGAAACCGTCTCCCACGATCTCGCCCGATGTAGACCATCTGCCTTTCTCAGGCAGAGGTACTGACAGGGTTTCGTCTTTGATTTTGATGATTTCATTCAGCACCTCCTGAAAATCCAACCCGTCGCGCGAGGAGTACATCCCCGGCACGTTCTCAAGTACGGCAAACTTCGGGTACTCGCCGCCTGTGGCTTCAAGCATCTCTTTTATGATGCGGGTTATTTGGAAGAAGAGTCCGCTCCGCTCGCCGTGAAGCCCGGCTCTTTTGCCAGCAACCGATAAGTCTTGGCAGCAAAAACCGCCTGTGATGATGTCCACAGGCGGCACGGCTGCCCCGTCTATTTTGTTGATGTCGCCGAGATGAACAACCTCTGGCAAACGTTTTGTCGTCACCCTTATGGGAAAAGGCTCAACCTCTGATGCCCACAGAGGTTCTATCCCTGTTAAAACGGCTCCGAGCGGAAAACCGCCGGAGCCATCGAAGAGGGAGCCTAATGTCAGTTTGTTCATTCCACCGCCACCTCCTTTGCGAGGTCGGCGTAGCGGAACGTCTTGCCATCCCTCTCGCAGGTGATGTCCTCACCGCCGTTATCCTTGAACTCAGCATAGCGGCGCAGGATGACGCTGGCATATTTATCGTCAAGCTCCATCATGCAGCAGATACGGTCAGCCTGTTCACAGGCGATGAGCGTCGAACCGGAGCCTCCGAAAGTGTCAAGCACAATGCCGTTGGCGGCGGTGCTGTTCTTCAGAGGGTAGGCAATCAGCTCAAGGCTCTTCATGGTCGGATGCAGCTCAGACTTCTTCGGGCGCGCGAACTCCCAGACCGTGGTCTGCTTGCGGTCGCTGTACCATTTGTGCTTCTCACCCTGTTTGAAGTAGTAGCCGCAAGGCTCGTGGCGCTGTTGGTAGTCGCCGCGCCCCAAGACGAGCGAGTCCTTCACCCAGATGCAGGTCGTGGAGTAGTGGAAGCCAGCCGCCACCGAAGCGTTGTAGAAGTTCACCTTCTCGCTGTCAGAGTGGAAGCAGTAAAACGCCGAGCCTGCCACCAAGCTGTCGTATATGTTTTTGAACGCTGCAAACAGGAATGCGTAGAACTCATCATTGCCCATGTTGTCGTTCATAATCTTCATGCCGCAGTCTTTGCCCTTGCCTTTGGCATGGGCGCCACCAGTGATGTCGACGTTGTATGGGGGATCCGTGATGCAGGCGTTCGCCTTCTTGCCGTCCATGAGCAAGGAAACATCCTCCGCTTTGGTAGCGTCGCCGCACATGAGGCGATGCCGGCCGAGCGTCCATATATCCCCATGTTCCGCGAACGCCGCATCTTCGAGGGCAGCGGTGAGGTCGAAACCGTCATCGACCACCTCCGTATCGTCAGTGGCAAAGAGCTTTTCTATCTCAGCCGGGTCAAAGCCCGTAAGCTCCAAATCAAACCCGAGGTCTTCAAGCTCGCCTATCTCAATCGCAAGCAGTTCTTCATCCCATCCTGCGCTGAGCGCAAGGCGGTTGTCCGCAAGGATGTATGCCTTCTTCTGGGCATCGCTCAGGTGCTCGGCGAACACGCACGGCACCGCAGTGAGCCCCTCGGCCTTGGCAGCCTCAACGCGCCCGTGGCCTGCGATGATGTTCATTTCCTTGTCTACGATGATAGGATTGACAAAGCCGAATTCACGAAGCGATGAGCGGAGCTGTAATATCTGTTCTTTGCTATGGGTGCGGGCATTTCGCGCATAGGGCACGAGCCTGCCTATGTCCACGCTTTCAAATCTTTCTGTTGCCTGCATATTAAAAACCTCGATTCATTAAAAGTGCGAGGAAGTCATTCTTCTCCTCGCTTTTCTCGCCGCCATGCCTCTGCACGATTTGCAGGATGAGATTGAAGTCTCCCTGCATTGATTTGTAGTAGGCTTGCCCGGCGGTGACGTAAGGCGATAGCTTGTAGTCCTTTGTCATGCGCCCGATCTTGCGGTTCATCATCTCGCAGGCGAGGTAGCCTTGCCGGTGGATGATGTAGTCAGTTATGACCTGCGGTGGCACGAAGTCAGCACATCCCATCGCCGCGATGTAGCTGTCTATCTCGGAGCGGAGCGCATCTACCGACGGAACCTCTCCCGAGCACTCTTTGAGAGCGGCGGCGAAGTAGTCTGCCATGAGCTCCTCGGAGTTGGTGCGGGCGACCTTCGCTGCCTTTGGCTTTGGCGGGGACTTCGGCTTCTTTGCGGCCTTGCCCTCCAGCTCTTTTTCAATTGGATTCTTGCGCGGTCTGCCCGCACCGACCCGGAAACCTCCGCTCGGCATACTCCCACCTCCGTCCTGTGTATATTTATGCGTCGTTTTGATTGTTTGATTATTTTTGATTTTTGATTATTCAAAAACTCACACGCAAGGCCGAGCGCGCTGTTCTTTTAAATGGTTTTAGAGATTCATACCGCCCCTACCGTCCGGGGCTTTCCTTCAGAAGTAATCCCCTTGCTCAGCGTGAAGCCTTGAGTGGCACTCCCCACAAAGCGCCTGAAGGTTTCCGACATCATTGGTGCCACCGTCAGTCAGCTTGACCTTGTG